ACCTCTTTCAGACCTAATGTTATCTAAGATTGGGTTAACAAGACCTAAGAATTGATTTCTTACGATATCATCATTTTGTTCAAACAACAGTCTAATTGAGACAGCTGAAATAAGTTTTCTTGCTTGTAACAGAAGTCTTCTAACATTAATTCTATTAAGGGCAGTATCTTTAATTTGTAGTGTTTTATTACCCCAAATCTTAATACCCTCTGATGCGAATGTTGCAATTGGATTAACCCTACCTTCATATAGTGTATCTCTTTCAGCGAGGGTTAGTTTTTTCCTAGCTTTAATCGCATTCACATCACCTCTTTGTATACCAGCAACGGCAAACCAAGGGAATGCAATATTATCTGTTAATGCTATGTTTCTAACAACATCTCTTGTTGGTGGAACATATATGAAAACATTATTTTCCGCATCATTTATTTGAATCCAAGGCCAATATGTGGCTGTATAGTTACTATCAAATTGAGTATCAAGTGTATCAATAACATCATCTGGTAGCAACACATCTCCAGAAGCATCAGTATCTGGTGTTGTTACAATATAGAATGAATCTGCTCTATCTTCCTCAATCATTTCAATACTTTCTTCAACAAGATTTGTATTTTCAAATGTGTCAATACCTGGAGTTGCAAACACATTAACATTTACAGCTTCTGGATTTTGGAACGTCCAAATAGCTTCCAAGTAAGCATAATAGTCAGAAGTTATACCATTATCACCATTAGTTAATGCTCTATTAGCAAATGCTTTACTTGTTAAACCTTTAGCACCTCTGGTACCATTAATTGTATATGGGTCTGTATTGGTTCTTCTAGTTCTATATATATCCCATCCATCATATCCACCATATGGTGCAAATGTGAATTTCCTTGCAAATACTTTTTCATAGTCAGTACCTTCAACACCATCTTCTGTTCTAAATTGAGCATTACCAGTGTCAAAAAGATAAACTGGGCTATATGTGTTACCACTCGCATCAATAACAATTTCAACATTGTCAATTGTTGCGCCAGTGGCCGCAATATCCATATGAAAACCTTTTGTAAGACCTGTCCAAATTGTTAAATCAGTATCTGGTTGTCCTTTATAGTCAAAGAAATCCTGGTCAATACCTTTTGTTTCTGAAAGACCTAAATAGAATTTTCTTTTATTTTCAAACACACCATAAGTTTGTTTATATTCAATACTTGGTGACAATACTGTTGTATTTGAGTTCGTTTGGTAGTCTCTTATAGGAAACCCTAAGAATCCAGCTGGGAAAGCATCTGAAGTATCAGATTCTTCTTCCATTTCAACAAGTATATAATTAGACCTTGATGCAAAATTACCATCAAGTGTACCAACCCTCTTAGCAACATAATTATTTGATGTTGGGTCCATGCTACACCTTGTAAATCTTTCTAACGCAATTGGTTTAGCATCTGTATCCGCATAACTTCTTATTTCAATATCAAACTCTTTTAAATCTAGTCTTATATTTTTAATAGAAATCTTAAATTGACTGTTTGCGGCATTACCATCAGATATTGTCCAAAGTCTAAATAGTCTAAGAAGATTTGTACCTCTAAGTTCAGAAACAACCCAAGGGGTTACTGCTGGTTGATACTCTTGTTTATATTCATAAAAATCTTCATCATAATCAATTAACGAATCAATATTAATACCTCTAACTTTATTTGCATCAACAAGGTCACTAAACATTCCATCAAATAATTCTTCAACAAATAATGCTGTTTTACCATCTTGCGCTCCTCTACCAAGAACTCTTGTTAAATAGTTTTTCTTTGTATTATCAAATGATAATGAATAACTAAATGCGCCCGAAACTGTGGATGTACCAGTTATACCAAAATTACCCTTTGGTGCAGTTTCTGCATCAGTTATTGATGGGTCAAACCCAATATCTGTTGAACCAGTAACTTCAAAATTAAGTATTTCATCTGAATCATATTTACCTCTACTCCTAAGTAAGGCTACTAATTTATTTTCAACATCTGAGTATCCAGTACCAGAGTAGTGTATTGTCGCACCAGTTGTTACACCAGTTATTGTTGCGCCACCTGGAAAATTTGATTCTGTTATTGTTATATCAAATGAAGTACCACTAAATGTGTTACCCACTTTTTGGAATACCGCACCATATGATTTAGATGTTCCAGTATCAGAAACACCCAAAAATGCCAATTGGTTATTTAAAAGATTACCATCCCACAATGATTGTATCAAGGCATCTGAAGATACAACATTCGTAACGGTTCCAGCTGTTGTTGCTGTATATGTTAGTAATGCACCAGTAAGTCCACCACCTGTTGTTCCTGTACTTGAAACATCAATTGCCGCATCAAGTGTTATACCCCAAGACAATCCAGCATCATAACCAGAAAATCCAAGAATTCTAGTTACAAATAATTGGTTTGATTGAGAAAGATAAGATTTTGCAATATACGGTAATTCATATTTTGGTGCACCATTATCTTTTATTTTTGTCGCATTAAGCCCTCCGAAAAATGATATAAACTCATCATAATTACCAACGAAAATTGGTTGGAAAGCTGGACCCTGTGTCGTTTCACCCACTAACCCAAGTGTTGTAACACCAACTTGTCTCGTCACAAATGTTAGGTCTCTTTCTGAGGTGTATACCCCTGGGCTCACAAATACTTTATCTGCCATTGTTTATTTTTTTAAATTGTTTATTATTTTAATATGTTTTAATCTATTCAATAATAAATATGTTTAAAAAAACCAAAAGAATTTTTTATGATATTTTAATATCATAAATAGTATGACTTTTTTCTTACTTTTATCATACTTATTAATAAAACATCTATGAAAAGGACTAAAAACTTAAAAATAACACCTAAGACCCATAAGATACTAAAAGACTACTGTGAAGAAAACGGTCTTAAGATGTTTGCATTTGTTGAAAAGATTATTAAAGATGTGTGTGTTAAACCGAAAGATATTTACGGTGAATAATCACCAATCCACTAATGCGTTTGTAGCAGATTTAAACCCAAAATTATATAATTTTCTAAGTTTTATTGGATTAACATCATACATTTCTTTAATTATATATGGTATAAATATTTGTTTATTTTTAATTGTTCGTTTTTTTCTATTATTAATTAGCTCTATTAAGTATTTTTCTTCAATTTCATCTTTTTTACTAATTTCTATTGCATCTATATCAGTTAGTCTAGTAAAAACCTTTATCATATTACAATCACACCAATCATTATCTAATATATGTTCATAATTTTTAGGTCTGGCAAAAACTGAAATAATTTCTGATATATTTGGTATATTTTCCAACATCCATGGGGATAGTATATGATTTCTAACACCACCATCATATAGAATCATATCATTAAAGTGAACACCTTCAACAGCCAGTGGTATACTTGCGGAGGCATTTATTAATTTTAAATAATCATCATATGAATATTTTTTATCTTTAATATTAATTATGAATCTACTACCAGTTTTAAAATCCACAGACCCAAGCCATACGTTGGGGAAATCACCCTCTTGATACCTAGTAAAATCTTCTTTTGGTACAATCCGACTTATGGTTAATGGTAGGTTATTTTGGGTACCAAATGAAGACTTACCTTTTATTGCTCTAAGTTTTGCACTAAAGGTTATTTTGTTTTTTTTATTTACGGGGTTACTATCAAATATATCATCAATTGTGAACACTTGTGTGAATTCTCTAATTATGTCCCATTTACGCAAGGCTATAGGTACACCTAAAATACCACCAGAACTTATTCCAGATATATCTGTTGGTCTATATCCACAAACATTAAATATATAATCACAAGCACCAGCAAGTCCAGATATCTTTGTTCCTGCCCCTGATAAGTTAAGTATTTTTCTATTTTCCAATTATAATTGTTTTATAATATAAAACGAAAAATGTATAAAAATGTTAATATAAATCATATATATCGTCATACCAAATCTTTTTACCCATTTCCTTTTGATATTCTTTTAACAAAATTAACACATTTTTGTAGGGTTCGTGTTCTAATTTTGTTTTACCTTTTTCATTATACCATTTAGTGAATTCTATAGGTGAGATATAAAGTCTAAGTAAATTACTGTTTTCATCATTCACGTAAACATGGTATATTCCATGTTTACATATTCTGTAGCGTAAAATTTCTAAGTTTCCATAGTTTATCATAGTTAAAGTTATTATTTATGTTATGGGACATTTAATTTAAATGTTTTTATTTTTTTTTTCATTTTTTGAATGTGGTTTTCTATCTTTTTCTTCGTATATTATTAATATAGTTGAAATTGCGCCATAGTGTTTATTACCACTTATAGAATATTTTATATCAGCGATTATTGGGTCTACCTCTTTTATCCATTTATTGACATGATTATCTAATGTAGATTCACTAACCGCATCAAAGACATCTACAACACTATTAAATGTTTTAATCTTCATAATAAATTTTATATAATAATAAAGATTTTAAATTAAAAATAAAGATTATAGGTATCCTTGTATTTGAGGCCAAAAGTATGGGTCAATAATTGTATTTTCTATATCTTGTCTAAAACTTTCATAATCACCTTTATTTAATGTAAATCCATGTGAAATACAATATTCCTCTAAACCATTCCCAACATAACTACTTGATGACATAACAAAATTCATTAAACCATCACTTGTATCACCATACCCTACACCTAATCTACCTGTAACTAAATACTTGTCTACTAAAACATTTACTGTATCCATTAATTGAGATGAGGCACTAAATGGTAAATAACCTACAGTAACCTTAACCGTATTATTCCATCTTTCTGGACAATCTTTTAAGAAATTACCCCAATGAATGTGCCATCTATCTGTTAAATAATTTTCAGCCTCAGTTTGTGTCATACCTTTTGTTGTGACTAAATATGTAATAATTTCTGTTGAACCTTCTGGATATGCATAAACATCAATAATATAATCTTTTTGTGTATCTGTCATTGCTGACCAACCAACTTCATAACCACACAATCTAACACCTTTTTGCCATGTTTGATATGTGCCACAAGGATTGGAACCAAAATTATACATATTCTCAATAGAGGTTATACTAGTATAACCTGTTAAAGTTTGACCACTAGCCAAAACAAAAGGTTCATTACCATCTAAATCTGTTAAATAAAATCTACTTATATCAACACCTACAGTTTGACCATTCAAATCATACCCAAATAAATTATAATTCATATCTTTATTCAATTATTTTATATTATTAACTAGATACTCGCCAAAATTCTAATCTTAAATTTCTTATTCTCCAAGGGTCTTGAGATGCTTCAGTTGCTGCATCAAAAGTTATCGTATGTGTCCCATTAGACCCAAATGTTACATTGGCAAAACCACCCATACCATGCCAACTATTTTTATCTTTAGCTTCTATATTAACCTCCATAACATTAGCCCCATCAATTTGACACCTAATCTCAATATCTCTATCTGTTGCATTATAATGTCTCCATTCATATGACCAACCAACCCTATAAATACCATCTGGTACAGTACCTGTGGTAAGTGTTAAAATAGTTGCATAAGTGGTATTATTATCTTGTTGTTGTGATAAATCCTCTGCATAATGATAATATGTACCAAACACATTTGTTAAAACATTAAATGTGGTTTCTGAAGAATTACCAACAAACTCTAATTTAGGGTCAGACGTTGTTGGTTCATTATATGTTCCACCACTAACAAATGTATTCGACCCACCACCAGAAATAGATGATAAATCAACAGTTACATCTGATAACCCTCCATTTCTTTCTAGTTCAAGTGTTGTTGAGTTAAGTGTTGCTGCCGTAACAAATGTATCTGTGGTTTGTGCGGTAACTCCATCTATAACAATTGTTGATGATGATATTGTAGCAGCACTTAAATTACTGAATATAGCATCTTTAATTATAGCTTTACCAGAACCAACATCACCTAAACCAATATTTTTAATTGTGGTTAACTTTACATTATATTCATCTACTATGTTAATAGTCCCACCAGTTAAGGCATTCTCCATATCATTAGAACCTCTAATATCATCAGCCGTAAATAAATCACCAGGACTTATAAGACTAGTTATACCAGTTGGAAATGTATACCCCAAATCTGATATAAGTGTGGGTGTGGATGCGCTTAAACTAATCATTATCCATTATTTAATTTTGTTATTGTTATGTTACTATCATTACTTATTGTAGATAATATATTTGAACCTCCAGGTGTTGTGTATTTAATAGCATCAAGTGTTATTACATCAGTAATAACCATTGGTACTATAATAGTTTTTGATATAGTGTTTTCACCATGTGCTGAAGTTCTATGATAACCAAAACCACCACTTCTGGGTATTTCAATCCCATTTAATGATAATCTAGCCCTACTTATTGTTCTATTGTTAGAACTAATATCTATACTAATACTATATGTTATTTGATATGTACCTGTAGATTCTATTCTTATATTACTATTACCAATAGTGTGTGTGTAATTTGAACCAACTATTATCTGTGCATCCCAAGGAATACTTGTGTATGTTGTTTCATTTAGTGTTGTTGTACCACTTTGGTAAATATCTAATAAAAATTGATTTTCTAATATATCAACTAATTTAAGATTATTTTCTGGTGAAGGTAAATTAAGTGAGTAAACATCACTATCCAATACTTGAATAGTCCCTAAATTATAAGAATTTAAATCAATAATAAAACTATTTCTTTCGTCCGAAGAAAAAGTTATATTTTGAACTAAATCTGGTCTACTAGTACCACTACATATTACCCTATAATTTAAATCTAACCTATTTAAATTATGTGTTACCGTAATTGTATTTCCAGTAAAAAATTGTTTATATAAAAGTGTGTTTGTGATTGCCATATATATATATTCTACTTTTATTATTCTACTTGTAATCTTTCACCTAAAGACCATTTAACAACATCTACCTCTATAGCAAATATTATAACATCTTGATTGGGGGTACCGTCATTATTCAATTCAATTCTAATTAAAAACCCATCACCTTCATATAATTCGGAAATATCGAATTCAATATCTTGAATACTCATGGCTTTACCAGCATACGTGTTAATTGGTTTACCAAGTTCTATTAAGTCATTTGTAATAAAAGTACCAGGTGAAGAAGTTAATGTCGTTGTGTTCTCTATAGTCCTAGGTAATGGAACTATACCCCCAGATGGGTCAGCAACAAGAGTTCCAGATGCCCCTTTACCTAAAAAAGAAGTTGTTAATTGTGGTGAAGTAGTTATTGTAACACCGTCACCTGGGTCAAGTCCGTAATGTATTTTAATCCTAATTGGATATGCACTACATAATCCTCTAGGTAATGCCGATTGTAGATATATAGCATCACCATTACCATTTAATCTACTATTTTTAATAGAGTGGTCCCATCCTGTTGGTAACCCTCCAGACCCTACTGGGATTAAAGCACTAAGAACACCTCCAGATTCACCAAATACGTTACCAGATGATAATAAAGTGTCTCTATAAAGCGCACCACCATAAAAAGCTAAAATACCGTTTTCATTAATCTCTGTATGAGACGCTTCTAACCATAATAGGTCAATTTGAGGCAATGAACTTGGTGGGGTAACCATTGTAATTCTAATCCATTTAGCGGTATGACCAAATATTGTTGATTCCTCCCAACCATTGCCTTTAAGAACGGCTATTCTAACATCTTCTTCGGTTTCAACAGTCCTACCAAATAAATCATTTGCGTAATTATAACCAAGGTCACTATTGGTGACTTGATAACTTATGTCTACCCAAGTACCTCCAGAATAATACTCTATCGTATAAGTACCTCCTGTTGAACCAGTATATGTTAATTCAAAACCAGACCAATTAACATAATCACCATTAGAATATCTTTGGTCACTACCAATATAAAGTTGTTCACCAGCAGTTAAGGACTCAAAAGTCCAACTAACCCCTTTAGTTTTTGCTGAAAGTATTACATTTGAGTCTCCTGTAGTTCCACTAGTATGTACATGTAAACCATTTTGATATTCAGAACCACGACCAACTGACAATCCAGAACCTCTGTTTGGTTGACCAATTTCAAGATTACCATGTAAACGTTGTATTGGAGCTAAATTTTGTGCGTTACCTATATCTGAAAATTGTATAATGTGGTTAGAATCGGCCCAAGTATATATTTCATATATTTTTTCAGAATCCATTATGAAGTTAACCATATTCAATTTTCCAAACTCACCTGTTAATCCAGAAGTAATTAATAAATTATCTATTCCCGCTTCAATTCTACCATTTTGTAATTCGATATCATAATAATTAGACGTTATCTCAACTCCAATAGGTACATTAAATAAATTTAACCCAAACCCAATTACAATGGGTGTGTTAGATTCCGTCCCACTAACACTTAATGCGGTATTACAATTAGGGTTACCAATATTAACATTTATTAATTGACCTCTACCCCCATTCATTTGAATGGATTTGTTTACTGTTCCACTACCAGTAACGTGCATCCCATCCAAAGCGAAGATACCTCCATTAACTTCCGATATTATATTTAAATTACCACCACCATATCTAAGTTCACTATAAATTATCTTACCATTAGAGGCTAATCCAGAGTCCATTACTAAACCTTTACCTAAAGTTACTCCCGTTCCACCAGTAACGCTGGTACCTTTAAAGTGAACATCATTTATTGATGTTACAATACCAGCGGTTGTGTCATTAAAGTAAATTGCAGCCGAATCATCAGTTGGTGTGTAAACTGTGAATCCTTCCATATAAGAACTACCAGACACTGTAATAAAATTACCAGTATTTGTTGCCGCACTTATAAATGTTACTTTAGCACCACCTTGACTAATCAATGATGTTCCTGGTACTAAGGTAAAGTCAGTCTCTACATATTCACCTGGCCTTACCATAATTGTATCATTTGTGGTTGCATTACTAAGTGCTGTCGCAATACTAGACCAAGGTCTATCTTGTCTATCAACTAAAGCGGTACCGTTATCACCAAAGATATTATCAACCCAAAGAATATTACCAGTATCTATTGATGATGAAGATGATGAAACATCTATTTTAATTTGATTAGTAGAAGGGTTAGATAATGTTACGTTTGTACCACCAGTTAACAATAATACGTCAGTACCATCATTTCTTGTTAATGTTGCTTGATTAGAACTAAATGTTGTTCCCGATGTATAAGTATCCTCAAAAGGTAATGTATGTGGAACCCCTTCAGAGTTTTTGTATAATAACCCTATTGTCGCTGAATTTGTGT